GCCAAGAGTGTTGATCAACCAGGTCCAGCGGTCGCCAGATTCCTGTTTGGTTCGGTGCGGCCCCAGGTAGCTGAAGGTATTAAGCCGCTCAAACAGGTAAGTCTGGATGTATTCTTCTGGGACACGACATAGTTGCATCACCCAAGCGGCGAAGTTTGCAAAAACTTTGTCGCAGCCTTGGTCCCAGCTTGTGTAGTCGTTGGTGGTGATGGGTCCCTGGGACCAATGCTTGCGGTACCAACGGGACATGTCGTCAGGTGAAGCGCGGCAATGGAGGTAGGTACTCGGAAAAGCGTGTTTCATTGACAGACGTTCAACGAAGAGAGCGAACGGAGCGTCGCGGAATTGTTTAGTTAGCGGAAATTCGGAAACGATCTGGCCAGCAGTCGCTGTCGCAAACCTTTTCTCCTCCTTTTTCACATATTGCGTCTTCAAAAATAGCTCAGTGTAGTTGGGAGCTTGGTCGATGTTATCTTTCCGGACAGAATTGGCTATGCCAGCGAGTGTGCGCTTGGAGACCCACGGACTAAGGAAATCACGGGAGCATTGGTCAAAGAGGGCCTCGTCGAAGGGTGCGCTGTTCCAAGAATCAACGTCGAAGAATTTGGCGAAACCTCGCTTGAGTTGTTTAAGACGAGACTTGTCGGAACTGCTGAGGTCGGGGGAATCTTTGCCAAGGACGATGCGTTTCCTTTCAGAAATGATTTGGGTAGCTTTGTCACTGGCATGATGTCGCAGAACGGCGTTAGGCCCGTCTTCCACGTGTTGAGCGGTCATCAGCTCCGTGCCTGGAGCTATCTTCTCTCGTGAGTCCGGGTCGACAAAGGTGTCGTGGTTGAAAATCGGGTCGAATTCGCCTTGCACGTCCGGAAGTGTGGGAAGCTTGTAGCCAGTGCCGTCGGGACGGAGATTCATGTCGTTGGTCACGGGGACGTAAAGGCGAAGCATCTCCCGGATAGATTCGTGATGTGAATGTAGAAGTGGATCCTTGTGGCCTGAAAAGGCAGGGGCGTTGGTGGTTGGTTTGGTCAAGGTGCCTCGAGTAGTGCGCGCAGTGTAGTAATCACCGCCGTCGTTACGTGGGGTGTCCAACCATACACTGCGGAAGCGAGCGGGTAGCGCACCCACGATCGGTGTGGCGACGGGCAAGCCAAGTTGCGCACAGGCGGCTGCAGACAGGTTGCGAGCTAGGTGATTGTGCACGGCTCGTGCGATCAGATGGTCAGGGTCGTTAGCGGCCGTTATCTCGGCGCATTGGTTGCGAGAAGCAACAGCTAAGATGGCGGAGAGAATTTGGCTTTTACCATAGAGTGATTCGACCAGACGTGGAGAAGAACCCATAGTGGCACCCATTACAAGGAAGATGTTACCGGTGGGTCGAGTGAGAGCGGTCCAAACGTTTTCGTCCGTGGCGGTAGATGTGAGCCCTCCCAGGTCGATGGCGCAGTCTCCCTCGATAGTGAGACCTTGGCAGGCGGCGAAGGTGAGGCAGCGTTGACCACCAGAGTTCTGGGTCTCAGCGAACCGTGGTGAAACAACCAGGAGAGGCACGTTGTGCGGTGCTTGTGATGTCATGAACACGCGCCCCTGACGCACTGGCTGGCCGGGTTCGGGGGCGATGTAAGGCAAACCCCACAGATCACAGATGTCTTGCGAGTATCTTCGTACGATCGTGGCGTAGTCTGGAGACAGGTTGCGAAGCCATTCGGATGTGCTGACGTCAT